TAGAGATCTTCGACAACGTTAAATTCTTTGGACTTAACTTTTGCTGATGCAACTACTACATTCTTGTCTCGTGACACGATGATGTCTAATGCGAGAAGCTCGACACGAGGATCATGGTCAATCACCGTTTTTACGTCTTCTCGAATGATGTCCTCTGATTGACCATCATTGGGCTCGAAGATCATCAACGGGATCCTGGTGCCGTATGTAGGCATGTTGAGACGTTCACCTCTGATCGTGAACAGCTCATTCATCAAGTCCTCTTGGATGCACTTGACATCATAGATTCCAAACCCGCCACCCTTCTTTTCATAGTTTCTGGTTGAGAATCCCTTGTAGTAGACTTTTTTCATCGTTTACCAGCGCGAGCTAACAACGCTACTCGAGCTTTCTCCTTCAACTTGTTGATGTTAAGCTCTGAAAAGCTCTCAAACTCTTTGATACGAGCTGGGTTACGAGTGATGACCTTGGTAGCTAGCTCATCATCGACTTTGATGTTCATCTTCTTCAGAGCATCTGCTCCCGCACCTGCTCCGATCAATACAGCTTTCTCGTCATTGATATATGGGCTTAAATCAACCCCAGTGCTGATGAGCTCGTTGACGGCTGAGTTAAATGACATGTCACTCGAGATAGTCGTGTTATGCGGACCTGGATCTGGGAGCAGCTCGTCAAGAAGCTTCATAACAGCGGCTTTATCTTTGAGCAAGTACTTGACAACCTCATCGACTTCTAAGCCCATGTAGCTTATCCCGGACCCTTTTACACTAAGGAACAGCTCACAGACTAACATCGGGTCAAAACGCGGCATGATGTCACGATGCAACAATGCAAGGGACGTGCTGGTCTTTGTTGCAGCCGCCACAAATGCTTGCTGAAGCTTGTCAGGAAGCATATGACCAGCGCCGAAGAGCGAGTCAAACCAAGGCTTGAACTTGCTCATGTCTATGTAAGCTGTCTGATGACTTCGACGACCGGTTTGGTGCTTGTAAAAGTTACCCATCGACTTCGTCAGGTCTTCGACGGTGAAGTGATCATACTTCACGCACGCTAATATGCCTTCCTTCTTCGCTTGAACTTCGAATACGTCATAAAGTTGAGGAAAGTGATGACATAGATTTCTCAACTCAGGAAGAGTAACGCGTATATTACTCCTAGTTATGAATTGCTTTGACTTAAAGCTTATACGGATGACATCATACTGTTTTGGCACGTTTCTGATGACAAAGTAGCATCCTATACCGTATTTGAAAGGCTGATATTCTTCATCTTCGAAGTAAATTTCGTTGAAGAAGCCGACTGCGTGCTTCGTCTTAGCTTCGATGACTCGTAGCTCAGGTGTATCGATGTGGAAGATAGCTTCCTTCGACGTGTCTTCTTTAAGCGCTAAGAGTTCATTGATAAGAAACATGATCGGTTATTTATGAATTCATCCTACTCATTTGACCAGTCAGGGGATGCAGGTGATTCACGAGTGTTTGCTGAATCATTATTAAATGCTGGGTTTGTCACATGCTGTGAAAATAAATCTGAAGATCTATCCGAAACGGTTATCTCAGGAGTCTCAGGCGATGCGCTCGTATTTGTGCTGCTATCTTTGGGTTCTTTCTTCTCCCCATCCTGATAAGATTTGTTCCTAGGCGTCTTGCACTTGTCCTCATCCTCATCGCGGATGTACGGCTTGGTCTCGTGCAATGGCACTATCATCTTCACTTTAATTCCGTCTTCGCTTACCTTCTTAGCTTGGTCAGCCACGGCCGCGGGCGCGCCAGGAGCTTGTATCTCTGTGCTGATGATCACCGGCTTGCCTGTTATCATTATCATCTTATCTGCTCTAAGGTTAATCAGCTCAGATTCGGTGTTCACCGTAGTCGAGCCTCTGATGAAGATCGCGCCCGAGATAGACTTCAAGTTTAGGTTAGCCTTAGCCGTAATCTTGATCGGGCCGTCATTCGCTCGAACATCGACTCCATTGACCGCGTTGATGAAGATCTTGCTGGTAGATGATCCACCTTCTTCAGCATAATCACGGATGTATCCTAGCGGCGACCCGCTGTACGGTGGTTTATTACAAGTAGTTTTTTCGGCCACGGCACTAGCTTTAGGTCCGTTAGTCGTTAAAAGATGAATATCTCGAGACGCTGTCAGCTTGATGTTAGCGTCGGTAGAGAGAAGCTCGATATTGTGCTTGCTTTGAATCTTAACAGCACGCTCTTCAGACTGAATGTTAACGCGCTTCTTCGCAACGATGTTGATGTTCTCGCTCGAGTAGAGGTTGAGGTCATTCTCAGAATGAATGCTGAACTTTGACGAAGTGTAGAAGTAGATCTTGCCGCTGCCCTCATCGATCTCGATCCAATTTCGCCCACGGGCGGTAGAGATGTAGATTCGCTCGTTCGTGTCATCGAGGATGATCTGATTTCCCTCGGTCGTACGAATCCTCATCCTACAGTACTCGTCGACATCTGACATCAAGATATAATGTTTCCCTGGCGACGTGATCGAGTATGTCTGAGAGTCATCTTTGCCTTTCTCAAGCGGCTTCGGGTAGTAGCCATTATCGTTTGGTTTTTTCTTGTTCTTGTTTGACGGATGTGAGACCGAACGCTCGTAAGATCCTCGGGTAAGATAATACTTGCTTCCTTTATAGAGCCCAGCCTCAGTCTGGTTCTTCTTGTAGGTTGGGATTTCATCTTGCCCCCAATAACCCGACTCGTCAATCTCGGTCAGCATCCCTCTTTCATCATCGATTCCAGCTGGGAGCGTTCGATTATGCTCAGGCATGAAGATACAGCCGATGTAATACCTGTGCTCAGGGTTACCGTCTAAGAAACCCACGATCACCTGTGCCCCGTTCTTGGGCACAGCCCACATCCCGTAGGCCGTCATGCCTGGCATCTCGACTTGCTCTCGACCGACCTTAAACTTCGCTGTCGCGCCGCCGAAAGGTGAGACATACCACGCCCATGGGAGATTTTTGACCTCGAAGTCTTGTGAGTCAATAGACGGGCAGAAGATCTGTAAACGCCCATGATGTGCTGGGTCTGCATTGTTCTTCACAAGACCTACTGTCAAGAACAGCTGTTGCCCGAATGTCGAGATTCCTTGTGTTTTTCTGTTTATCTCTTTCATATGAGCTTACTCATTTGTCCAGTTTGACACGGGGGCTGATGACGATGACGGTTGCGAAGCGCCGGATGATCCAGACTCGTCATCTTTATAAGAAAGTACCATCTGTTGAAGAAACTTGCCGCCGACAAACAAGTTGGTCACGGTGAAGAGGAGATACCATCCAGTGTAGTAGAACTGTTTCCTCATGTCGTTCTCGATCATATAAGTGTTCACTTTGATCCAGCATCCACCCACCGTGTTGAACATATCATCTGAGCCGTCAGGATATGGGGTGCAGAGGTCTAGGATGGTCTTATGCCCTCTGATAAGCATGGTTTGCTGTGGATGAATCGATCCGCGAAACTTAGCGAGGGAGTTGTACGCGAGTCGCATCTTTGGCACGTCTTTAACCTCCATCATGTTCAAGCCTGTATGTTCGAGCAATGGAGCGGCTGCGAGGTAAGCGATGTCGCCCTTCTCCCCGTCAATTACGGTCTGTTTGAATGTTCTGCTGTAGATTTTTTCCCTCGTGATGTCTTGATGAAGGCTGTCTTCGGTATAAGCTTTCTGATTATACGTCGCAAGCGTGGCACTCATGTTTGTGTTATAGTCGGTGCCGAAGTCATCTTCGGTCGCCAACCAGTTAATTAACGTAGGGAACATGACCTCATATTCGAGAATGTCTACATTCTTTCCAGCACCAGCGAAATAATAGTCAAACTCGAACTCGTCTCGCTTACCGCCTTTGTAGATTTTGATGTCGAAGACTACTTCAACCTCGCTAGCCCTCTTGCAAACTCTTGGAACGACAACTGGCATCCAAGCACCTTCATGAAGTTGCTTTCGATACACGTCATGGGTATCCCCGATTCGCTTATTGATGTCAGCAGAACGGGTCAAGATGTCATAGATAAACTCAGAGATCTCCTTCTTACAATCAAATGTCAACTTCCGTAAGTCCTCCGTAGCGAAAGAGTTCTTGAGCAGCATGTCGAGATCCCCTTTGATCTCGCCGTCAACGTTAATGGTGTATCTGATTCGGCGCGCGCCGTTATCATCCAACCTATACGTATACGTATCATCATAGTTTTTCTGCAGTGCGGTTTGAAGCTTTTGTAAAGCCTCTTGCACGGTGTTAGCTTCGAACGAGATATTCTTGTCAGTGTAAGCAAAGTTCATCTGGGCACCACGAGGACCTCCTCTAGAAGATCCTAACGAGTTATCGATCAAGAACTTCATGTTATACACAGAGCCTCTGTGATCTACACGCGCGCTCAGGTCATATAACGTTCCAGCAATCAAGTTGCTGTAGAGGGTCACGATGCTGTTGTCAGGCAACCTTCCTA